GGCGGAAGCACCGGAAGCGGGTTCGTTGAGGTCCGAAATGACGACGATCGGCTTATTCAGCGTGTTCACGCTACTCTTGACGCTTTTGAACACGAATACCGGGAAATAAATCTCGGAGACAACGATGTGGAGCCTGTCGATCTCCACCTAAACAGCGAACGAGAGCCGTGGGAAGAAGTAGAAGTTATCGACGGCGGCGCTGTCCGGTCCATGGATTACTCTCCAGATGGAGAGTACCTCGCTGCCACTGTAAACGATAACAAGCAGGTCGGCCTTTTTGACGCTAAAACGTTTGAGGCAGATGCAGTAACGTTCCCGGAAATCGATGGAAGCAGAATCGTAAACGTCCAATTCTCGCCTGACAGCACCCATATCGCCTATGCCGCGTGGGGAGGCGAAGTGTACGTCTACGGGCCGGGAGCGTTTGGTTGGGAACCGAAATTCGACATTGTAGCAGCCGGAAGTATCTATTCGGTCGCTTGGTCCCCTGATGGATCGTATTTCGCGTTTGGTGAGGGCGTGAATGGAGACGAAAAAGTCCACATATACGAAACAGACAACTGGACACTGGAACACACGATCGACCAGAATACTGGCATTGTAGAGACAATTGACTTCTCTCCAGACGGAAATTGGCTCGCATACGGTACTCGGGACAATCTTGTTGACGTTTACAGCGTTGGATCGTGGAATTTCGAGAATCGGTTCTCTTTCAATGATAGATGTTCCGGTGTAGCATGGTCGCCCGGTTCAGAGTATCTGGCAATCGCGGATCAAACACAAACCATCTCGATACAGGAGACAGGATCGTGGAACAATGTCACGACCTTATCGTACATGGACGACGTTCCTGCCAGTTCGACCGATAAGACGATCCGGTTTTCCAATAGTGGAAAATATGTCGCTTATGGGGCGCAGGATGGAACCGCATACGTTGTCGAGACGGATTCCTGGTCGCTTGAAGCAGAGTTAGACGCTAATTCCAACACTGCTTTCGGTGTTGCATGGGCACACGATGATTCGCATATTGCAGTTGCTTCAAGTTTCAATGGCTCTCCCGTCTTCCGGACAGAATTGAGTCTGGCCGGAATTGCAGATCGGCCATATGGGTCGGTTTCGGTCACTGGTGCAATTGTTGAGCCGCCGACCATAGGCGGAACAGTACGTATTCAGGGTGATCCGATCGATGGTGCGGTAGTTCGGATTATCAATGTAGAAGATGGAATCGAGGAATTCCAAGAGACGACGGATAGTCAGGGAGAGTATTCTGTATCGGCGGAATTCGGACTTGAATACCACGTAACAGTGGAATATGAGGATTCGGAAGGCAATCTGTATAATTCAAAGTCGAATCCTTTCATCGTCCCCGAATAATACCTAAATGAGTTACAGCGTACCCCATCAGGAACAGGTCGATTTCGACCTGGAGGAATACGAGACGCCTTCGGCAGATCGTGTTAGTTTCGCTCTTGGGGAAGGAATACCCGTTACCGCACAGGCACAAACAGCGTTCAGTGCCGGAATTCCACTCTCTGCGGATGTGGAAGCGGAAAACAGTTCCATTGCGACCGTGGCAACGGTCACCGTCGAAACCAAACCGAGTATCGCTGAAACTTCGACGGAAGCCGGGGGTGTTCTCGTTACAGGGGCGGCCTCCCCGATCGGGGCGCAGGTTGGGACGACTTTCCTGCCGATCTCGGTGGTTTCCCCGGTCGAGGCTTCTGCGGCACCGAGGGGTGCGACGACAGTTACCAGCTCGGGAAGCGCCGGAACGGTTGCAACTGCTTCGGTGACGCCGCTTTCACCTGCTGTTGATAGTTCCGCCAGTAGTGGTGGATCGATCGCACAGGCAGCAGCACAGCCGCTCACAAGCGGATCGGTCGCGCTCAACGATATTTTCGGATCTGGTAGCGTTATCGGTACCACCTCGAGTCCAATTGGAGCGAGTGTTGAATCGGCGGCTATGGTCGGCGGCTCGATCGTGGAATCCGGTGCGACGACAATTGGAAGCGAGGTCTCGTCGCATACGGAATCGATCGGTTCGGTCGTTGGAAGTGGGTCTTCTACCCTTTCGGCGGAGACTTACACAGCGGGAAGCGCGATGGCAGCACCAATTAACGCCACCGTGACACCGTTCCACGCCGATCCGTTAACGGCGACCGACGCCGCCGGGGAGGTTGCTGGTGCTTCCGTCGCCGCGCTTCCCGCTGATTCAGAAGTTGGAATCATAGTTCCGGGTAGTCCAGCGCGGATTTTTGCAACCCCGTCGCCGAGTGCGGCTACGACGGGAACTGTTGCACAGTCCTCGGTTGCGATCGGGACGGCGTCCGGCTTGGAAGGAGAGGTTTTCGCCGGTCTTGTTCCCAAGATTTTCAACCCAGCAATTTTGGTCTGGGAAATTCGGAACCCTGCGGATGTTAGAGTTCGGACCAAACCACCATGAGCCAGAAATACTCTCGATCTACCTACGTCGTTCCTGTGACCGTCCGCGATCAGGATGGAAACCGACTACCGCTCAATGGGGCGCGAATTGACTATGTTATGACGGAATTCCAGTCGGACAAGAATACGATTTTGGAATATACTGACTCAGATCCCGAACTGACGATCGACGAGGAGCTGGACGGAGAATTCAAACTTGAAGTTCCACCGAGCGAGATGGATGTTCCCAGAAGCGTCTGGGAGGAGGTCCGTATTTCGTTCCCTGGAGGACAGTCTTCTGTTATCCTCCAACGGGAAGTTCAGTTGAAGACGGTGAGTTCCGACCCACCGGAGAACCTGTAATGTCCGACCCAGTTCCGGTTTCTGTGTGTGGAAGTGGTGATGAGACACCGCCAGTACCCGATCAGGTTCGGAGAGTTACTGTGAAAGACAAAGACGGCGATGATGTTGGAATGCTTCTCCGTTGGACTCTGGAGGCTTGGTTTTGGGCGGATTGTGGCGCTTATGTGGACTTAGAAGATAATTTGTAATGGACCGGGACATAATCGAGGAATTTGCGAAAAAGGAGGGTCTGGACCCCGATTCCGTTGAGCAGCGGTGGTCTGGAAACCCAGTCCAAATCGCAGAGGATATTTTCCGTATTCAAGACGTGGATACGGGAAAATACCGCGACCTCGAACTGTTCAAGCCTATTCAGAGCAAGGTTGTAGACGCTTACTTCTACTCCGACGCGAAGACCCTGAATCTGTACAAGGGCCGTCGTATCGGGTATTCGTTCATCGTCGTCTTGTGTTTCCTGTTGGACGGGATGATGAATCCCAACTCGATCTTTCCGGTTGTTGGGATCAAACAGGACGGTGCGGAAACCCGGATCAGCGACATTAAGAAGCTGATCGATCACGCGAAGGTCGAAATTCCGACTAACGTTACGAACAAAGGCGAGATCGAGCTGTGGAACGGATCAAAGTATCTGGCCTACTCCGGAGCGCCGGACAGCTCTCGTGGTGACGAATCCGCGAAGGCAGTCCTTCTGGACGAACAGGCTTTCTACGAGGATCAGGAAGCCGTCTCGCGTGCTTTCCGGGCGTTCATCATCCTTGGTAAAAACCGGAAAATGGTGCAGGTCAGCACCCCGAAGGTTTCCAATGATCTGTTCATGCGTACCCACCGGGACGGAGATCCGCTCGGTGAGTCCGGTACGCTATCGATCAAGCAGCCGACCTTCTACAACGGGGACGAGATCGATATTGACGTTTCCCTGTTCGACCAGGAGGTTCACCCGGTTCGGCCGGATCTGGACATAGAGACGGTCGAGGAGGAACGTTCTAAAGATCCGAAAGGGTTCGCACAGGAATATCTGTGCCAGCCCATTGACGACTCGTATGCGTTCTTCGATGAGCCGTCGATCGTCCGCGCTATGGAACGGCGGGAATCGCCGCCACACAGCGGCTACACCGTCATGGGCGTGGACATTGGAATTGACCACGACGACACGGTAATTACGATTTTCCGGCATTCAGGCGATCGCCGCTTCATGCTGGATATGGAGATCGTGGACAATCGGGCGTTGCTCGAGGCCGGAATCAGTAATCCTGATAGGGGCAACGCCAACCACATTGCAGAGCGGATTCATCAGGTCTACGCCGAATACAACGTCGATTACGTCGTTATGGATCGGACGGGGCCGGGTGAGACGTTCCAGAGAGTCGTTGAAGCCAAGCTCGGTCGCGGAATTATTGGGTTCAATTTCTCGGACAAGGACGCGGTTGAGGACATGATGGGCGATCTGAACAATGCCCTGAGAAACGACCGCGTGACCCTGATAGATGACAGCCGACTTTTAGACGAGCTGGGTTCGATTATCAAGGAACAGCGAGAAGACTGGATCAAACCGAAATTTTCCGGTAAGGACACATCGGAAACGGGCAAGGACGACACGGCCATTGCAACGGCGCTCGGCGCGTTCCCGCCGGGTTTGGCAGTTGAACCAGCTCGCGGAGTTGACCAGAAAGAACGTAGCAAGCCCACCCCGACCGAGGGAGCCGGGCCTGCTACATCGGCAGTTGCACAGAAACGATCAGGACCGGCTACGGCGTCCGCTACGGGCGCTTTCGGGGCGACCAAGAGTAAACGGTCGTCTCGTGGCCGGAAAAGCTACAGTAGCAGATACAAACGATAAGAGATTTTGATAAATGGGTAACGTTCGCAAAGCTATCATAGAGCGTGCAGCTCGTGGGGAGATCGACGGTTACGATGCCCCGACGACGTTCTCGCTCGATCAACCGACTGGTGTAATAAAACAGGTCAACCCCGCCACTGGTGAGGTCCGGCCTTCGGAACCACCAGAAGATCGGATTGAGGAATTCCGCATTCTTGCGGACACTGACCCTCACGTTGGCGAAGCGATTGACACCCTTGTCGATTTCTTGGTTGGTTCGGGATTCAACATCCAGCCAGCCAACATTCCTGGAACCGACACTGAGCAAACCGACGAGGACATTGGTGATTTCAAGTATCTTATTGAAACCTCCACTTTTGAAACCGTCCTGATCGATTGGGTCTGGCACGCTCTCGTGGACGGAACCGGAATCTTGGAAGTTGTTGTCGAGGACGACGTTTTCAAGCCCAAGGTTCTGCCGACCGAGAAGATCGAGATTCAGACCGACGAATTCGGTGATATTGTCGGTTATATCATGGAAGGTGAAGGCGACGACGACATTGAGTTTGAGCCTTATGACCTCGCCATTCTCCGTTTCCACCGGCACCCTGGAGAGGACTTCGGACACAGCCTCCTTGAGCGTGCCCAGGAGCAGGCGGATATGCTCCGCGACATGGAGATCGACATGGCCCGGTTCATTGCCACGAAAGCCTACCCGCCGATCCTGTGGAAACTCGGAACCGAGGACCGACCTTGGAACGAGGCCCAGATCGAGGACTGGTTGGAAGAAGTGGAAAACATAGAACCGGAATCTATGCTGGCGGTTGGACACGACGTTGACCACGATTCTGTGGGCGTCAATGCGTCCTCGTCGGCTTCTGGTGCGATGAATCTGGAAGACACGTTCAAGCATCTCCAGTCCCGGATTGCCGCCGCGATCGGCGTACCTGCCTTTCTGGTGAACATGGATGTTGACGCCGGGCGGAATGAATCCGTCGCCGTCATGCCTGCGTTCGATCGGCGAATCCAGAAATACCGATCATATATCAAGCAGGCGATCCGCCACCAGGTGTTCGTCTCGATTCTGGCAGACGATCCGGAAACCTATGACGAGTTGCCGCCGGACTTTGAGTTCGGCCAGCACAGTTCCGAAGAAGATCGGTTGGACGCTGACATGGCGATCAAGTTAGTCAACAACGGTCTTCTGACGTTCGAGGCCGCAGCAAAACGAATTGGAATTGACCCGGAAACCGAGCTGCCACAAGAAGACGAAATCGACGAACACGTTGAATTGATTTCGCAGTTGGCCGGTCGCGGGGATAACATTCAGAATTCTGAGGGCGGCGCTCCGACGGATACGGGTGGCGGCGCAGATTCCGCTGGTGGCGAGGTTAAGTCTCGTCAGAACCCAGAACGGGATTCCAGCGACGGACGGAATCAACAGGATGTGTCTGCTTGATGCATGAATGACAAAGAACGCGACGAGATTCTATACCGCCTGGACGAGCGCACCGAAATAATGAGNAAGGATATGACTGAGTTTTCGCGTGAACTTCGGGAGCAACGCGCTAAAATCAGCGAACAGCGAACTCGAATCAGCGAGACTCAAGAGGTTGCTCAAGACAACCGAATGCTCCTTAGCGGGTTGACGTTCGGTGTCGGGACGTTCGTCACGGCTGTTATTGGTAAAATCTCTGGATGGTTACAGTTTTGAGGAACAAATATGACACCGGATGAAAATGGCAGCGTTGTTGGATTCAACACTACGTTGGGTCCTCCGACGCCTTCCGCCCTTTCTGAAGGATTCAATCAGTACGGTGTTCGGGAGAACTACGATGACGACGAGAACCTGGAATCCATTGACGTTATTTTTGAGGCAATGGAACCGGGGATTCGTCGCGGAGTCGAGGTCACACCCGAATTCCTGAACTTTGTAGCAACGAACAGCGATCCCGGTTCGCCGGTTATGTTGGATCACTCGAGCAGCCAGCTCGCAAAGGTCGGAAATATTAACGAGATCAAGTTCTCGGACAATTTCCTCCGACTTAAGGTCAACATCCCGAACACGGGCAGTTCGGTAAAGACGGACGTTATTGCTGATTTCACCCACGAACCTCCGGACATTACGGACGGGAGTGTGGGTTTCGATCGAGACAGTGTGGAATTCACGGACCCGGAATCCGATGATGCCCATGCTCGGTTTACAGAGGCAGTTCTAAAGGAATTCAGTCTGACGCCGTTCCCAGCAGGGTACGACAACGGCGGAATTTCCGCTCAGTTCTCCGAGATGGTGAACGAGTATAGAGACGAATCCAGCGGGAAGGCGGACGACGCGGAGAGCCAGTTATTGGTTCAAAAGAGTCAACTTGAGGTAAATAACTAATATGGATATTTTTGAATTTAAGAAGTCTATCGACGACATGAGCGAAGGGGAGCTTCGGGCGACCGCACGCGATTTCCGAGAAAAACACAACGAGCAGGTTACGGAAGCGAACGAGACAGAGGCGAAGCTCACCGAGTACAAGGAGCAGCTTGAGGCTGCACAGGAGGACGCAGAGGCCTATCTTCAGTTCTTCGCGGGCAAGGCGTCCGAGGTCAAGGACATGGAAGCGGACGTTCTCGCAGACCGATTCTCGGCAGCGGAACTCCGTGAAATGGTGGAAGACGCTGACGAGTTCTCGGAACCGGAAACCCCGGAACCGGAAACGGAAGCGGAAGTTGAAGATGAACCCGAGGGCACCAAGTTCTCGGAGCGGCCACCCAAGGCACCCGTTGCCGAGGAAACTGCGGATTTCAACGAGCAGCGTGCGAGCGGCGTTCTCGCTGATCTCGCCCTCATCCCAGAGGAAAACTAATTAGAGGATTTTTCTAAATGTCTAACTGGAAAATTGCGACTGGTGCAGAACAGCCTATCAACCGACACGCCGGAGCAGCCGTTGAGGAAGCCTGGGAAGGCGACTTTGTTGGCCTTGCTGACGACGGAGACGGCAACGCCGAGGTTCGGGAAGCTGACGCGGCTGCTGCCGAAGCACAGCCCGCCCTGGGCGTTCTCATGGCCCCGGTCAAGGCGACTGACGCCAACTATCCGGATTTCGTTAACAACCAGATTATCGCGGAACGCATGGCCGTCGTCGGCGAAGGCGACCGTGTAACGTTCATCCAGTACGGTATCGTTCTGGAGAACGGCGACCGCGACGACGCGCTCGACATTGGCGAGCCTGTCTATCTGGCAACTGGGGGCGGCTTTACGCAGACCGCCCCATCCGGCACTGGCGATCTGGTTCAGGTCGTCGGCTACGCGATCGAGGAACACGCGATGGTCGTGGACGTTAACCCCGGCTACGAGGTCGCCTAAACTGGCTGAATTTCTGCGAATTTACAAGAGGATTATATTATAATGTCTACTGCAAACGACCGCTACCAGCGACAGCTTACGACCGCCGACGACGTTCCACTTGAGGATCTGTTCGACTACGCCTACACCCTCATTGATATGTACAATGAGGCTGACCGGCCTTTCCGACAGTGGCTTGGCCGCGATGTTGACACCAAGACCTTCAAGGTCCGCACTGGCGACATGACGTGGCACAAGGCCGCAGAGGGCGAACACGCCCGTACCGGTACTCTCGACAGCGAGAGTATGGCCTTCGGAATCGACAAATTCCAGCGCAGCCTGGGTTACAGCCGCGAGTTCATCGAGGACAACCCTGCGGACATTCTCCGCGACGAGCTGGACGAGATGATTAAGGGCGCAGGCGAAGCCGAATTCGAGCAGACCTTCGAGGTTATGGAAAATGGCATTGCGGACGGAACCTCTCTTTGGACCCGTCCCCCGTCGCCCGGCACCAACGATTTCGGTTACGATCACGACCACACATTTGTCGAGACAAACGAACTGTTCGACGACGAGGACCCACACACGGCGGGCGAACACATTGCGAAGGCGAACACGGAACTTCAGCACCACAAGTACAAACCGGACATTGCGTTCGTTTCCCCCGATCTGGCATACCGCCTGGTCGCGGAGCGAACCGACCAGATGGACTACTGGATTCCGGAGGCAGAGGGCCTTCGGACGACCGCGATTCCGGACGTTGACTACAACGTCGGCGGAACCCGCGTTATTCAGACTGCGGAACTGGCCGGAGACGAATTCTACGTGTTCGATTCCAGCCAGAAGCCGATGTACTACCACACCATCCGCCCAGTCGAGCTGACCCAGGGCGAGGACGGTCCACCCGTTGGCGACCCAGCACAGCTCGTCGGCTCCTGGGGATCGACCCGATGGGGCGTCAAGATGGTCAACCCATGGGCAGGCGTCAAAGTCAACGCTGACAATATCGCCAACTGACCGGGCTGATCTGTAATGCCCGACGATTACGGTAATCTCCTTGAGGAGATCCGTTACATTACCGACTACCCGGAGGAGGTCTACGACGACGACGAGATCGTGGACGGAATCCAATTCACGGAAGGCGAAATTCGAGGAATTCTCGAAAATCCAGAATTGGAATTTGAAGACGACGGCTCCGTTGATCGGTTCAACGCACGTCGGGCGCTCATGTGGGCCACCTGCTATCATCTCAAGGTCAAATCTGGAGAGATCGGCGGGATGCCCATGTCGATCGGGGACGTGGATATGAGTCGGCTGCTGTCTCGCGGCGAACCTGCTGTGGGATCTGTATTCGACGTTCTACAGAAATTCCAGACGTATTTGGATCGGTTAGATGGTAGTCCCCGGAATTTCCGGAGTTCGACTGTCTCTCGGAGCGATCGACAGTACAGCGTTCCGGGGCGGGTGTATGACGAATGAACAAGGGAAGCCCTCGTGCAATCTCCATGTTTCTCCATCAGAACGGGGAACGGTGTGACGTTTACACGGAAGATCGGGACCGAAGGGACGCTCTCAATCATCCAGTAGAAGATTTCTCACTCGCGGGAACGACGCTCTGCCTACGACACTACGGCGGTGCGATCGACGAGGAACGTGATTATCCGTCGGGACGGCGCGTTAAGGAGACGCCGACGCTCGTGTTCCCGCTGGATACGATTGCGGAAAACAACTGCCACATCCTGTACCGAGGAACCGAGTACGAGGTTACTGCCATGACTAATCGCGGAACGCACTGGGAAGCGAACGCTAAGTCGCGGGAGGAGGGTTCGGTTCTGGATGGCTAAGGGAAACGTCGATTTCAGGACTCAAACTTCCGGAATTGAGAAAGCCCTTAGCGACCTGGAAGACGGGATCGACGAGGCTGTCAATGAGGCGGCGAACGAAATACGATCGACGGGCCTTCGCGCTGCTAAGAATAAGATCCGACGCCACGACCGCATTTGGAACAAAGAGGTCCTGAACGCCTGGACTCCGGTTCAAAAGAAACTTCCAGACGGTAGTGTCGAATACGGTTTCCACAACCGATCGGTTCACGCCGCAGTTGTTGACGAGGGCGCGGTCTACCCGGAAAAGTCCCCGTCCAGTTCCCACCTGAAACCGTGGGTCGTCGCCAACCTCACTCCCAACCCCGGTCAAACGTATGACCAGCTGGCGTTCACTGTGGCTCAGTGGATCGGCGAGCGCGGCCTTACTGGAATTCACTACACGGAAACTGCTCGAGAAGCTATGGACGCCGTTTCGGAAACGGAGGTTCACAAGCAGATCAATAAGGAATTCCGGGGGTCGGTGTGAACGAGTTTGAGGTTGTCCAGCTGTTCATTGAGGAAATCGAGTCCGTGGTTTCTGTTCCGGTTCGTATGTCGAACCACGATGAAGACCACGAACCGGAGATGGTTCTCATTGACAGTCTGGATATAAACCGGAAACTCCGGTCCACGAATCCGTATTCCGGAGTAATTAGGGATTCTAATGGGACTGTAACGGCCCAGCAGCTTTCGTTCTATTACGAGGCCCGGCTGGATCTGACTGTACAAAGTGAAGATGAGGTGGAAGCCTATGAGATCCGACAGTCGATCAAGGACCATTTCCACCAGTACGAGCGGAACAAGTCCGATCTCCATGAAGACCTCGTTCTCTTTGAGGTAGGAGACGGCGGGAAGCGGACGACCGAGTTCGATCCCACGGTGTTTCGTCTGTTCAAACAGGTTCAGGCGTTCCACTTTGAATATGTTGAATTCCGAGAAATCGGTCCTGGCGATCTGATTTCCGGATTCGAGAACGATATAGAGTTTTAATTTAGTATGACTATTGGCAACGATTATCTCCCCGGCATTATCACTGATGTTGAAAGTATCAGCACAGTTAGCACGAGCGGTCTGTCTGACACCAATATCGCCATTGTTGGCGACGGCAGTGTTGCAGAGGGTGACGCAACGCCCAACGAACCGTACACGATTACCCGACCGACTGTTGTAACCCGACTGTTCGGCACGGACACCCCTCTGAGCGATGCTGTGAACGACGCTATGGTAGAGGGTGCGAACCCGGTCTACGCGGTCATGGCCGACGAGGAAGACGAGATCGAGAATATCACTTCCACGGTTGGACATATCGATGAAGCACCAGCTGTTGAAGATCCGGATCGGTTCACGTTTACTGTAGACAACACCGAGCTGGACGTTGTTTCCGTTCTGGACGATCCAGCGGACCACACCCCGGAATCAGACGAAGCGATCGTCAACGCCGTTACCGGAAAGTATCACGTTCCGGCTACCACCTCGGCAGAGGTAGAGTACGTTTCCGTTGACTACGAGGGGGCACTGGAAACGCTACAGGTAGAGGAAGCGGACGTGATCGACGTTGTGGGCGTTCTCGCTGAAAACGAGGACGTGGCCGAAATGGTGGAAGACACGGTTAACGAAATGGAATCGTACCACCAGTTCGCACTCGGGGTCGTTGGAGCTGGAACTTCCATCACAGCAGCGAGTTACAGCAATCCATACGACAACAGCCGGATGCAGCTTCTATACCCGACCCGGAATGAAGACGGGGAATCCATTATGGGTTCGATCGTCGGTGTTCGGGGTCGCCTTGGAATCACCGGCTCGATCATGAACAAGCGTATTCGCCGCCACAGTCGCCTCAGCTACCGTCTTGACGAGGGCGAGATGATCGATCTGGTTGCTGCCAAGGTCACTCCAATTTCCAGTGAAACCAACGGGGCGCTCGTTATTGAGGATATGACGGCGATTACGGACGGCAACGAGGACGAGGCCGAAATGGCGACCGGCTTCGCCCGGCTTGTCATTGACCGAGTTACGGAAACGGTCAAGCGTACCGAAGAACCGTTCATCGGAAAGCTGAACAACGCGGCCACTCGCGGCTCGCTACAGTCTCTTATCGATTCGCAGTTGGATTTCCTGCTCGACCAGAACGCGATTCTCAGTTACGAGGTTGACGTTCGCAAGCGTGACGCGGATTCCGCTTACGTTGACGTAGCTGTGGAGACGGTCGCCCCTCTCCGCAACATCTACAACACGGTTGCCGCAGGGCGAATCCAGGGATAAGCAGCCCCCTTCTCGCTGCTTAAATTTACACTCTTTACATTATGAGTTACGACAAATATGAATCTGCTGCTGATATTGTTTTCAGCATTTCGACGGAGGACGACGGAAGTGCGGAAGTTCCTGTCGCAAGTATCGACACAACCAAAGAAGTCGAAATTGAGGAAATTCGCGGTAACAGCCTCAAAGCGATCGGCTTCTCGGTTACAGAAATCCGGTTTTCCGGCGCTCTTACGTTTGATGGAAATTCCACTATCAGCGTTGACGGCGAGGACCTGGACATTGACGACATTGAGGAATTCTTCGAGGATGAAGACGGCGTTCCAAAGGTCGGAGCTACGCTGACTATTCTCCACGAGAACGACGATCGACAGACCACGTTTTACGACGTTATGATCGTCACTGATGGTTACGAAACCAGCACCGGGGAAGTTTCCGGTACGTCGTATGACTGGATCGCCCGCGACCGTAAGAAAGAGGAAGTTGACGGATGACAACGCAAGAAACCGGACAGCGCAGCATTTCCAACCTTCGGCGAATGGTTCTTCAGGGCGCGGAATACCGTGAGGAATACGAACTTGACTACTTTGGAGAGACAGAAGACCTGTTTCTCATGCCTCTCAAAGACGAGGTTTTCACGGAACTCCTGGAGGACCTGGAAGACGTGATGGGCGAGGGCGAGTTCGAGGAGAAGATGGGCGAAATGGACGACATGGATGACGACGAGATTCCAGATGAAGACGAATTCAGTGTTGATTTCGTTCGCCTAATGCGGAAGGCAGCAGCTCTCGGGATCGACCACGAGGCCGCCGACGAAACCCAAGAAGGGGTCGAGGAGCTTCTGGACATGATGGTTGGCGGCGTTTCCATCGAGATCGGGGCGGAGGTGATGGAGATTACGTCTAACCTCCAAGAAGCAGAGCGGTTTCGCAAAAAGTAAACGCGGTTCGGATATTGCGACATTGCAAGAAAAGGGAATTCCGCTTGTCCCTTCTCAGCGCGATATGACTCCTTTCCAGCGGCAGTTCCTCCTTTCAGAATATACTCGGCAGGAACAGGAGGCCCAAGACGAGGCCCAGGAAGGGCAACACGGTCCACCGACGATCAACGGTGGCCGGACAAACCAGCGGCGGAAACCTAAGCCGGGTTCGCAGGCGGAAGCGATCAAGCAGAGCCAGGAAGAAACAATTCGGTACGTTAATAAATCAATTGTAAACGATGAGTAAGGTCAATATCGAAGTTGGGATCTTAAACAAGACCCGGAAAGCGATGGGAAAAATCCGGGGGGATCTCAAATCTCTCGACAAGGAGAAGATTCGTCCGGACCTGGAAATCAAAGACAACATCAAACGGAAGGCCGCCGAGCTAAAACAGCTGGAACGCACGCGCACCGTCAAGCTCCGCACTGAGGTTGACAAGGCGTCTGCGGCGAAGGCGAAGACCCAGATGCGGATGATGGCTGACGGCGGCCAGATGCAGGGTGGCTTCGACGCCTCCGCTAAGGGACCGAGACACGGCCCATGGCTGCCTCCAAATTGGCAGAGCAAATCTGGTGGATCATGGAGGCCGAGTGGAAAGGGTGCCGGTCAGGGTTTCCGTGGTCCAAAAACGTACAAGATCGACGG